GCCACACCGAGAGTTTCTTTGACGGCATCAGCATCGAACTCAGTACGATGGTTGACTCGGATCATATCGTCCTTTGCGCCGTTCAGAGCAAATGTGATGGTATTGTGGCAGACCACGCGGATAGGAGTCTGACAGACCGAGATGGACATTCCATACTTGTGGGGATTGGAGAACAGCAGATAGTTCTCAACATCGTCCTTACCGAACAGAGTGAAACCGTCCTTGATCTTGGCAAGAGCCCAAACCCGACGACCGTCCTCAAGAGCACCGGCAGTATGCATCTCCATATCACCGGCAGCAACGAAATCGTTGAAGAAGTCGAAGGCTTCGTGGTTCTGCAGAGGCTTCCAATCATCGCCGACGCAATCGAAGAACTTTCCATCGGAGCTACGAACCAGAGCAGTTTTACCGGTTTCGTTGGTGTATCCATTATATTCGTACGACAGAGGAATCTGCTCCACCGTCCAATCCAGACCGGCAGCCTCAAGCATTTGGTCAGGAGTCAGATCGGCTGGTACCGATTTACCCAAACCATGCCAAGGAACCTCGCCTGCGTAAGCCATCGTTTCGACCATGTGTGCCATCAAGTTTCTCCTTTGCGATAGCGTTTCAATCAATCAATATAGCTATTCTATCTACCGGTGATACGAAAGTAAACAAATTTTCACAAAAAAAATTCATTTTTTTTATCCAATAAAATCAACCACTTAGATGTAAGCCATTGTTTTATATATATTTTTTTTTCATAAAAATATGAAATTAGCTATTTACATAATTAAAATACTATGGTAGAATGTATATACAATGGAAATCAACAAGGAAATCGAAATGCACAAAAATACAGCTATCGTCGGTGACATCGTTCGTTCGTACGACTTCAAGCCGATGGCCGACCGCGGCGATTCCTACATCGAAGGAATCGTTATCGAAAAGACAGAGTCCACCTACAAGATCGCTGTTCAAAAACGAGTTTTCGCCGGTGAGGTTGAGCCGGTCGAGGTCGGTGAGTACGTCGTTACTTACTTCCAGCAAACCTTCATGGAGTATGAAGGTCGGATCACCAAGCTTTCACAGGACAGTGTCGCGGCCTAGGCAGGTTGACCCTTTTCCTTGGGTGGTCCTCTGCGGCCGCCCGCAATGATGTAAGCCACATCACCGACTAGAAAACTAGGTAGTGCCACAAGCAGTACTACCGATGGTCGATCTTGATGGTCGACATACTGCGTAATGATATCGAGTATAGGTACCGGCATTGGGTTACGTAGCATAATGCATTGCCTACGCAGAACATTTTGATACATAGCACTCTTTACTGCTTTTACACTCTTTGTATCGGCCATGACTACTTTCATGATCGCCGTCTCGTTTTTACAAAATGTCTGTGAAAGGATTATATCACCCTTGTACCAATCAGTTACCTCTGGTGGATTGGGTTGTAGGTTCTCCGGTGAAATCGTCATTGGTGGACCATCAATGATTTCGATCTGTGCCGCTACTGGTTCGGCTGTCTTGCAGGCCGATATGAACACTGCTAATAATAGAAGGGGTGTAATGTACTTCATTGATCTATTCTCTCCTGAAAGAATGAGTCTTGTATATCTGTGTGTGGGTCTCCGACAAAGATTTGCGGGTCTCTATCCTCGACGGCAATGAAGATGACAGTTTGATCGACGGTATCGCCATACATCTCTTTGATCATATGGCTGTAAGCTGCGGTCTGTAGGAAATAATCCTTAACCCATTCCCGCTTTTTGATCTTCATAGACGTCTTAAAGTCTACGACTGACAGCTTACCTTTGATATCTGCTATGCAATCAACTCTTCCTGCTAATCTATATTTATCTGACCAGAGGGGAGCTTCTTGCATATACACCTTAGAAATACTTTTATCGAGTATGGGCTGCAGCTGCTTAAACATCACAACGGCATCAGGCATCATATCCTTACAAGGATCCTCTTTATTATTCAAATAATCTTCTATGATTGAGTGTACGGCAGTACCACGGCCTGCTGCTTTTCGGCTGATACGATTAGCTTCGTCATTCCCCACACGACGTCGCCATTCCATTAAGCCTTCTTTTTTGCCAGGTTGATTACCTAGCGCGGTAGTGACAGACTCATACATTTCTCCATTGGGTACTTTGTATCGTCTGCCACTATCCGTTGTGATCGCTTCTATCGAGTAAACGTCGAAGCGTTCCTCATGTATAAATTCCATTATTCAGTTTAGATATGATATAATCTCTCACGAGTTGAGACCTTACGATATCCTTCTCCTCAAATTGTACAGTACTAAAACCTTGGATATTTCTAATGACTTTCATAAAGTCAATCAGTCCTCTTTTCTCTATGTCCTTCTCAAGATCAGTTTGTCTGAAATCACCACAGAAGATGACTCTGCAGTTATAACCGATACGAGTAATGATACTGTCGAGCTCATGGAACGTTAAGTTCTGACACTCATCAACAAGCACAATGCTATCATTGATAGTGATTCCCCGTATGAATGAAGTCGAGATGAAATCCACCATTCCGCGATTCTTAAGGTACTCATATGCATCTCCTCGACTAAAGAGCTCATTAAAAATGGATTGATATGGTAACTCATATGCCTTTTGCTTTTCTTTTTGATTTCCTGGTAGGAACCCCATATCCCTCGTTGGTACAACTGATCTTACGATCACTAACTTTTGTTTATTGCTTTTCTTAGATAGAATATCATCTATAGCAAGGTAGCTTGAAATGAAAGTCTTACCGGTTCCGGCGACTCCCTGTAGTAAAAGATGATTGCCTTTGTCATATTCCTCGAATGTCCGTATCTGATTTGGAGTCTGAGGATCTATTAGTTTCAATCTTAAACCTGTGTTTGCTTTTCTTCGTTGTGCTTTCCTTTGCTTTTTAGTTAACCTCTGATCAAATTCTTCAAAATCTTCAAAGTAAGCTAAGTTAGTGTTTACAGACATGAATAACCTTTCTATGGTTACATCATGTATTGTCTATCATCGGCCGTAATTCTTGCCCCACCTCTTCTTTCTCCATTTCTCTACAGCTTGACGCGTCTTAACAGCCTTAGCAGACTTATCACCATATTGGTTAGCAACCTCGCTTGTAGGATGAGCATCAGATATACGAGACATCTGTTCGTTCCATCCTCCATCGTTTGTAATGCCGGAGTATGTCTGACTCCAAACGATGTTAACTTGGTTGGGTGGTAATTGTCGAATGTGTGGATGATCGGAAAGGAAATCTTCACGTTCGGACATCGACATGATTTCCTCGAACTCTACTCCAGTGTCTTCATCAATAAAATTATAAGTAGGCATAAATCCCTTCCATTCTTATTTATCAATCCACCATTTTGGAGCAGGTCTACCCTTCTCCCATTTAGCAAACTTAATCTTATCTACTTTGTAGAACTCTTGATACGCTTTGACCGGGTCTGCAATCTCCATAAGATCAGGATATGCTTTCATAGCCTTTGCAAAAGGAGTTCGCGAGCCAACACGGATGTTCCTAGGTGTCACATTCAGAATGTCCTTGAGTTTTTCCCATGAGGCATGCAACTTACCAAATCGATACTCGAACTCCCAAGACAGATACTTGAAAAGATCATAATGCCACATATAGTTATCGTATGATTGCATTGTCCAAATAGTACATGGATGTTTTGCGTGTACTGCCTTATAAATGACATCATCATATTCTGATAATCGATAGTGCTTAACCATCCTCTTACCTGATTTGGATGGAGCGACATACTCCTCGCCATCCAACAAACGATGAGCGGTCGATAACATTTGTGCCGACTCGACTATCATCTTAGGAACATGTTTATCACAGTGCATCTGAGCTGCGATATGTGGATCTTTATCCAGCACAAAGATGTTCATTTTCTTTTGTCCTGATAGAACTTATAACCACTATATATTTCCATTTCACCGTCCTCATCTTCAACTAATCGGATAACTTGATCCTCACGTAACATTTCGATTACTTTCTCCGTTACCCTAGGTATAGCAAACTGGTATCCGGCATGAAAGACTAAACCGAGCAACATCAGTAACATAACTAATGTAAATATATCATACACTGTTTTTCTCCGAAAGTAAACCAATTAAATCATCAAAGTTTGTAAGACAACTATTGATTGCTTGAGGTCTGTACAGATCACCAATATCTTTAGGATAGCAAAAGATAAAGTTTATGTTTGGATTATTCTCAATTACGAAACCAAGATACTTCATTCTGTTTCTTGTATCTTGCAGATTAGCTCTTGTTTCTAATCCATAACATTCTGTACCGTCATAGAGGTTGGACATAGCAATATTTTGATCTATCACAAGAAAGTCAAAACCAAAAACATATATGTGTTTATAGTCTTTCTTAATTGCTTCAAGGATTGCGTTTACACCAGCATTTGATCGCGGCCTTGCAGGGTTCCAACTTTTGTTGACTGCACGTCCCCAATGTAATTCGACCGGTTCCCAGCGTTCATTCTCAGGAGGTATCAGTACGCGTGATGATGGAAAGTCTGATGACTCTATTTCAGTTATGATAGGACTGTCGATAGCAACAAGATAGTCCGGTAAATCGTACTTAGGAATAGATCTTTGAAAATCACGATACAGAGCGTTACATCCAAAGACTGCACCTTTACCTTTGAGTATAGTTAAGTCGAACCCCTGCCGTGACTTACCGTTACCTATTATGAACGCCGTATTCTCTGGATCTATCATCATAATCTACTTTATTCGGTCTCGCCTTTTTTATAATCTTCTTCTTCTTTTTCTTCCACTTTGAGTCATAAGGATCGTCATCCCAGTAATCCTTATCACGTCTGATTGTTTTTCCCATCTGTTTGAACTACCCATGTTGATGCAAGTGATGGCCATGCCTCTTCAAAGAGGCCGCGAGTGATACCTTTATAAGGCATCTTTTTATCCTTAATCGCTATGACGAGCTCAGCATCATCGGGATCAAGAGATTCCAAAAACTGTACGAACTGTGTTTCTCTCTGTAACTGTTTCATATGAGGATACGAACCTGGTTTCAAAAAGATACCAAACTTACGTAGGTTTGCATATAAAGTTGCTTGACAGTCAGCTTCCTTCGGCTGCGGTTTATATGGAGGTTTACCAGTAGGTAGGTCAAACTTTAAGTTTGGATTAAAGCAAAGATCGATTATATTCTCAAGCGCGATATTATGATCCGTGCGCATTGCTTGTACACGTTGCTTTTTAGTTTTTAATTTTGAGATCCTTGCAAGTATCTCAGCAACGCCTTCTTTATAAGCCATGTCAAAACTCCTGTATGCAATCCATTAGGTTCTTCATTCTTTTCTGAATAAAATAATTGAAGATCTTATCTCTGCCATTTAATTTATAAGAATTAAACATTTCGAGCGCTTTACTTTGTACTTCATCAGGAACATAGTCAAGATCCACTAGTTGCTGATTTCGTTTATAACCACGCAGCATCTCTTCATTGCAAAACTCTTCGGGTGACATACCATTCCAAGCATCGATCTTTTTAGAAGCGAGTGGCCGTTGTCTTTTACCTACAATGAATACATCATCAGCAGATAGAAAATTAGGAACCCCGTCACCACGATCACCCTTAAGGATGTGTTCATGGATATACCTTGCTGGGTTACTACAATTTACGTACTTCTTCTGCATAGGACTATACTGCTCAACGTTAGCATACTTCTGCAGTTGCACGAAATCTTTATCCGAAGATAGTATAAGTATAGGTTCTGCAGAACCATTCTGAATACCTAAATGACCGAACTGATGGCATAATGTTGCAATGATATCATCTGCTTCTGCGCGGTCGATCTGCAGAACCTTATAAGGAAAGTGTTCTTTAAGATCATCGCGTATACCATTCAGTACCTCGAAGATCGTATGCCAGTCAAGACCTGACTTTTCACGATCCTTCTTACGATGAGCTTTGTAGTAAGGAAATATATCTCTACGCCAGTAGTTCTTGTCATCACAACAGATAACAAGTTCACCATACTTTTCTCTAAACTTTCTGCGATATAATCGCAATGAGTTTAGAACCATATGACGTACAAGATCTTCATCGATAGGAACATTCTTGCCACCTATCTGCATCATCAAGTTACTGATCATAACCTGATTTAAATCCACGAGTATCATGTCAACTCTCAATTCTATTCAATATTATATATTCTAATTGACTAGAAGCAAAATGTCAATAAGTTTACTCGTCTTCGAGATCTTCTATTTCTTCTGGTGGATCAGGTAGCATCTCAAGCATATCTTCCATATGCTCTATGAATGGATGATCGATATCTAATGTACCATACAGACATGCTCTTAACGATTCGATGGTATAAGAATAACGAATGATAAAGTTTTCTTCGTATATGTCGAAGCCGTGCAATCCTAG